ACAAGTCCGAGAATCGGCACATCGCAGAGACCTACGGAAAGGCTCCTGGGGCTCTGAAAGACCGCATGCTTCGCACCGCTACACGTTTTCACTGACCGGAGATGGTTATGTCTGATCATGTGCAAGAGACCGTTGAAGAGACTGTTGCCCCCGTTATTGAACCTGTGGCCGATCCGGCGCCTGAAGCGCCTGTTGCCGAAATCCCTATGGAGCCGCCGAAAGATGCTCCGGCGCCGGTCAAAAAGACGCCTTGGTACATGGAGCGCATCAACGAAGAGACCAATAAGCGCCGTGCCTTGGAGGAGAGGGCTGCCGAAGCAGAGCGTCGCGCTCAGGAGGCTCAATCGCTTCTGGAGCGGATGCAGTCCGGCGATAAGACGACTCCTCAGCCTCAGAAGACTGAGCAGACCGATATTCAGAGCCTGGTGAAGGCTGAGGCTGCGCGCCAGCGGCTCTATGAGGATTCCACGGCTGTGCGCGCTCAGGGTCTGCGCGAGTTCTCAGATTTCAACGACAGCCTACAAGTTCTGTCTGCCCTTGGCGTGACGAACGACGATTTCGTGCAGGATGTTCTGGCCGTGGACAAGGTCAATGCACACAAGATTTTCGATGCGCTTGCCAAAGACCCGGAACGCGCGATTTCACTCGTAGGAATGGACGTGCGCCGCAGGACGGCGGAATTGACAAGGATTTCCGACAAGATGAGCGAACCCGCAAAGCCTGCCGCGCAGGCCGTTACTCCGAAGCCAGCGCCTGTTTCCAAGGCACCGGCTCCAAAGCCGGTTCTCGATCCTGCTTCTGACGGCGAAGACAACGATCTCACGAACGACAAAATGTCTGATGCCGAGTGGAGTGCAAAGTGGGATGCGAAGTATAGGAAACGCGCCTAAAATAGGCTATAAATAGCGAACCCCGAGGGCGTTGCAAGCGTCCCCGAGGTTCTGACCAAGAAGCACACAGGAGGTGCTAGGTGGCTAAGAAGATCATATCCAGAAAGTCGGCAATTGCGAAGGGCCTGAAGCGATAATTCACCGGAAGGCCATGTCCTCACGGTCATATTAGCCAGAGGTTTGTTTCGAGTTGCGGCTGTGTCGAATGCACGGCCAGTGGAACAAAAGCATGGTTTAACGACAACCCACTTTATATGCGGGACTGGCTAAGGAATTTTCGAAAGAGAAATCCAGATTACTATCCGAACTGGTTTCGATCCAACGCCGATTCTAAGAGGGTTGCAAGCCGACGTTGGTATCTGAAAAATGCGGAACGTTCCATCGCGTATACTTTGAACTGGCGAAAATCAAATATGGCCAGGTTCAAGAGTACGCGGATTGAATACGTAAAAAATAATTCAGAGCTTATCAGGGCATATTCGAGCAACAGGCGTGCGCTAAAGAAGGCGAGCGGAAGTCACACGGCTCAAGATATTCGCGCATTGCTAGAAAAGCAGAAGTTTTTGTGCGTCGGGTGTTCTGTATCTGTAAAAAGTAAGTACCACGTAGACCACAAGAAGCCTTTATCTCGCGGCGGCTCTAATAGGGCGTTCAATCTGCAAATTCTCTGCCCTAGCTGCAATCTTAGAAAGAGAGATAAGGACTTTACTGTTTGGGCGCGTGAAGTTGGGTTGCGCACCTAGGCGCTCCTAGGGCTTATCGCTGGCCGTTTTGAACTGCACGAGACAGCGGCGTGCTGATCGGCGCACTGCGCCCGTCACTTGGAACGCATTCAAGGCTTCATCCCGGATTTCGCCGTAGGGACGGCATCAGCCGTGGCTTTGCCACATCCCAAACAATAGCGCTTTTACTAGCGCTGATCTGAAAGAAATATGCCATGAACAACCTCCTGACTCCGAGTATGATCACTCGGTATAGTATCAAGTTGTTTATCAACACCAATTTTTTCCTGCAAAATATCGATCGCCAGTATGACGATCGGTTCGGTGTGGAAGGCGCCAAGATCGGCGCGCAGCTCCGCATCCGTCTGCCGAATGACTATACCGTCACTGACGGTCCCGGCATTTCGCTCCAGGACACCATCGAACAGCAGGTGGTGCTGACGGTCTCATATCAGCGGCACGTTGACGTGGCCTTCACCACGGCGGATCGCACGCTGAGCATGGACGACTATGCCGAGCGCGTTCTTATGCCGCGCGTGAACGTGCTGGCCGGTAATGTCGCCCAGCAGATCATGCTCGGCTCGGAAGGCGGCGTCTGTAACATCGCGGCGAATGTGGACGGGAACAACAACATTCTTCCGGTCACTTCGGCGCCGTTCCTGAATGCCGGTGCGTTGCTGGACGACAACTCGGCTCCGTATCTCGGTACGCGAGGTGAGCGCAAGATCGTCAACGACCCGCACACGGATGCCCGCGCGACGCTTGCGTTGCAGGGCCTGTTCAATCCGGCGACGCGGATCAGCCAGCAGTTTGAAACCGGCACGATGAAGAATGCGCTCGGTTTCTCCTGGTTCCGCGATCAGACGGTCATCAAGCATACGACTGGCTCCGCTACCAGTGCCACGCTAAACGGTGCGAACCAGTCCGGGACGTCTCTGGCGATCTCTGCCCTGAGCGGTACGCTCAATCAGGGCGATATTATCGTTGTCGCCAACGTAAACGCCGTGAACCGCGTGACCAAAGCCTCAACTGGCCAGCTTCGCCAGTTCGTTGTTACGGCGAACGTACCAAACGGCGCGACCTCGATCCCGATCTATCCGGCGCTCATTCCGCCGGCCAGCACCACGGCATATGCGGGCCTTCCGTATACCCCGCAGCAGTACCAGACGGTCGATTCCTACCCGACCGCCAATGCGACCGTGACGCCGTTCGCCAATGCCAGCGTGACCTATCGTAAGTCCATCGCTTATGCGCCGGATGCGGTCACGATGGTTGTTGCTCCGCTGTGGACCCCGCCGGGCGGCAAGGGTGTCGTGGAAGCTGCGCGCCACGAGATGGATGACGTCTCGATGCGCTCGCTGGTCTGCTACGAGCCTGGCACGGATCAGCCCGTCGATCGTCTCGACGTGTTGTTCGGCTACTACTACGTCCGTCCTGAGTGGGCGTGCGCCGTGGCTGATAGCACGAACTAACGCCTGTTGTAGCCCTATCGGGGATGTTCTCCGGTAGGGCTTTGTCTTTCACCAAAGGGAACATGTTCTATGGATCGCGATCCTGAAATCTTCGCCGGCATGGCTGCGGAAGAGTACCAGCCGGATATCGAGCCGCCGCACATTCCGGACTATTCGGCGCTCAAGACGAACAAGAAGACCAAGCATCTTTTTGCGGCGCATCGCTTCGTTCCGTATCCGGCCACGCTCTATCACCCGACGCTGCCCTCAGTGGTGGTGCGGAACAAGAGCGAGCACGACGCCTATCTTGAGATGGGCGAATGGCGAGCGACGCCGTACAACGTCAAAGTCCCCGCTCATGGCCCTGGCAAGACAGTGGTCAGCAGCAACGGCCCGTCTCAGGGCGGCAGCACTGCTGAGCTGATGGCGGCCATTCTTGAACAGGTCCGGCGTCAAGGTGCTTCGGCGTCTACTGCTCCGGCGATGAAGCAGGCGCTCCACGCCGATCCGGAATACGCTGAGTTCCTGGAGTTCAAGAAGTGGAAGGAGGGCCAGGCCAAGCCTGCCGCCGTCCATGCTGAGCCGGCACCGCAGGATGCGCTTCCCGAGGCCGATCAGAAGGCCATCCTTGTCGATGCCGCCAAGGAAAAAGGCATCAAGGTCGATGGCCGCTGGAGCCTCGATAAGATCAAGGAAGCATTGGATAAGGCTGCCGCTTAATGGCCCTCCCGCCAGCAACAACGGTTCAGGGCATTCTCACGGATGCCCTGATGGATGCCGGTATCATCGGCATTGATGAGGCCATCGAACAGCCGGTGCTGAACCGCGCGTTTACGCAGGCCAACCGTATGCTGGCGCAGTGGAACAATAAGCGGTACTTGGTCTTCCGGTTGAAAAACTATGGATTCGTTTCGACCGGAGCGCAGAGTTACACGGTAGGGGCTGGACAGAATTTCGATATCAATCCCCGACCTGACCGGCTGGAATCGGCTTTTCTGCGGCAGCTACAGCCTGCCGGTGGTCAACAGATCGATTGGCCGTTGAGCATCATTCCGGCTCGTGAGAACTACGACCAGATCATACTGAAGACGCTTGGCACGTTCTCTGTTTCGATCTGGTACGACACGGCATGGCCGATTGGGTTTGTTTATCCCTGGCCTATCCCACAGGCCGGTATCTACGAAATTCACATCACGGTCAAAGACCAGCTTAAGCAGTTTGCGAGCCTGCAAGAGCAGATCATGCTTCCTCCGGAATATGAGGCGGCATTGGAGTGGTGCTTGGCTCGCCGTTTCAGGGCTAGCTATCAGCTCCCGGCTGATCCGACGATCGACTCGTTGGCACGTGATGGGTTGAACACCATCCGTCTCGCGAATGTGCAGGTGCCGACGCTTACGATGCCGTCGCAATTGCGTGAACGCAACATGAGTTACAACTACAAATCGGATTATCCGTAGACAGAAGGATCGAGGATATGCAGATCGGCATTGCGCCTACCGATGGCTACCAGCTTATCGAAGGCAAATGGGTCAAGGGGATTACGCAGGGCTGCAATAATGTTACTCAGAGCGGAATTACCGCTACCGGCACCAGCAGCCAGGCAACGGCGGCTCCTATCCCGCCGCGCGTTCATTTGGTCGAGGTCGATACCTGCCCCGCAAACGCTGGCGTCTATCTCCCGCCCGCGCAGTCCGGCATTGAGATCCTCCTTTACAACAACACCGCCGCCACTTTGACAGTCTATCCGAACATCAAGAACAATGCTTCTGGTGTTCAGGACACGATCAACAACACCACAAGCATATCGGTCAATGCCCATACGGCAGAAATCTTCTTCTGCGCCAAAGACGGCATCTGGGCAGCCAAGTGAAGACAGATCGTCTTCATGGCTGGAAGGGGAGTGACGGGAGGGTATACCTCTCGCTTCGCCCTAAGACAGCTAAGTGGCCGTCGAATGTTTATGCTACTCCCGAGATGGCATTGGCCGAAGCCTCGAAGCGCGGTCTCCCGATCGTATGGGATGACGCGGAAGCCATAGACAATCATGGCCGGGAATAACCTTCCCCCTCCACAAACACCGTTTGTGGATGCATTACTCAATCTCAGCTATGACGGCTATCAGTACCTTTTAAGCCTGCTGAACATCGCTTCGCAGGCCATTCCGACAGCTACCGTTGATAATAGCCTGACGGCGACCGGAGCCACTCAAGCGACGGCACTTCTGCTCACGAAGCAATGGAATGTCCTGTCGAATGTTGTTTCTGGAACTGGTGTTCTTTTATCGAATATGCAGCCTGGGCAGACGCAAACGGTATTCAACGATACGGATAATCAGTTGCTTGTTTATCCACCGCCGGGCAGGGCGATAGACCAGCTACAATTCAATATTGCATATGGATTAAATGCGAGAATGATGCAGGTTTTCTATTTTACGACAGATACAACGATTTTCTCGTCAAAATTCTAGACCAATGAAAATTCCACTCACATCTGGCGCATATCGGTCGCGTGCGCTGGATAGCAATGCGCAGCGTTGCGTGAACCTCTATGTCGAAGCCAATCCGGAAGAGACGAATCCATTGATGCCTACGACGCATTATCCGCGTCCGGGGCTGATCTCATTGAGAAAACCTCCGGTTCAAGGGCGAGGAAGGGGGCTTTACAGGACATCGAACGGCGATCTTTATGGCGTCGTTGGTCCTAATGTGTACTTCATTGATAAGAACTGGAACTTCAATAACATCGGGTCCATCGGTCCGCAGAACAATCCAGTGTCGTTTGCCGACAATGGGATTTCGAACGGTAACGCCATTGTCTTGGTCGATAACACGCCCCTCGGTTACCAGATCAACATGTCATCCCGGCAGATGACGCAGATCGTCGATCCTACTGGATTGTTCACGGGCGCTACTAAGGTCGAGTATTTCGACACGTTCTTCTGCTTCAATCAGATCGGGACGAATAACTGGTACGTGTCGCTTTCCAATCAGGTTGCGTTCAACGCCTTGGAAATTGCGTCAAAGGGGACATACGCCGATCCAATCCAGTCACTGATCGCATCCCAGCGGATTCTTTGGCTTGTTGGGCAGATGACGGCAGAGCCATGGTTTGACGCTGGAGACCCCATTTTCCCATTTGAAGAAACATTCGGCCAGTTCATTCCTCACGGAACGGTCGCGCCGTACTCGGTCTGCACGACGGACGTAAACGCCTTCTGGCTGTCTCAGGACAAGGACGGTCACGCGATTTTCTTGATGACGGTCGGATACGCAGCGAATCGTGTTTCGACCCATGCCCTGGAAAATGAATGGGATACTTACCCCACTGTCGCCGATGCCATTAGCTACACCTACCAACAATCGGGGCACACGTTCGTCGTCATTAACTTTCCATCCGCCGACAAGACATGGTCTTACGATCTTGCCACCAAGCAGTGGCACCAAAGAGCATGGATTGACCAGAACGGAACGCTCCATCGGGAGCGAGTAGCGTTCCATGCCTTTGCCTATGACACGAATGTCGGGATGGATTGGCAAACAGGCGAGATTTACGAACTCGATTTGAACACGTTCACTGACGCCGGTAATCCTATCACCTTCATTCGTTCGTTCCCGCATATTGGAGAAGAGCTGAAGGAAATCACGCATGTTGCTTTCGTTGCCGACATGCAAACTGGAACGCAGTCGGGGACGAGTGAATCTGGACAATCGACCAATCCATGGTCTGACGGATTTAGTCCTGGGTTCGGACCTGCCGGAAGCACAGACGGTCCGAAGATTTCTCTGCGCTATTCCAATGATGGTGGCGCAACGTGGAGCAACTATCGACAAAAAGGATTAGTCAGCGCTGGAAACTACCGATCCATGATGCGCTGGCGCGGATTGGGGATGGCTCGTGACCGTGTCTATGAGCTGCAATGGTCAGCGCCGTTCTTGACGGGTTTAAATGGGGCCTATCTGGAGGCCATCGGCCACTCCGCATGATTGCTCGTAGCTTTGATGCACGTGAGATCAATCTTGTTCTCAATCATCCGTCTGTGTTTCCCCTCGTCACTGTTCCTGGAATTGAAAGCCTTGATGTCAGCGGAATAATCGCTGACCCTCGAAATGTCATTCTTATGTCGGAAGGCGGCGGGGTTCTGTTCTGCTACCAAGAACCCGGCATCTACGAGGTCCATACAAATTTCCTTCCGGAGTTCAGAGGAAGGTACGCGATCAAGGCGTCTCTAGAAGCCTATCGCTGGATGTTCACGCATACCGATTGCATGGTGCTGCAAACGAAGGTTCCGCAATTCAATGCGGCGGCTGACAAGTTTTGCAGGATTGTAGGAGCGACGAAGGAATTTGAACGATCAAACGTCTGGCCAACAAACGACGGCTTTGTCGATATGTCGTTCTGGGCATATCGATACGACGATTGGGTGAGGAAGACGCCATCTCTGTCTGAGACAGGCCATAACTTTCATCGGCGTCTTGACGAAGAACTAGTCCGTCATGGTGTTGATCCTGCTACGCGGAATCATCCTGACGATGAGTGCCATGATCGGTACGTCGGTGTTTGTGCCGAGACGATCTATGGCGGCCAGCCGGAAAAGGCGGTCGTTCTCTACAATCGCTGGGCAGAGTTTTCTGGATACGGGAAGATTGCACTCATTTCTAGGTCTCCAATTGTTCTGATCGATATCGGTGACGC